TTAGCCGCCTTGTTTCTTTGAGAACTTCCACCAAGTTTTTTTATAATAGACCTCATCACGCAAGAAGTTAATTTTCAGTTCATTGCCGTTGAGGTCATAAATTTTTGTAACCTCTCCGCTTTTGTCTAGATCTGCTAAAAGGTCCTTTGTTCGAGTATTGGCAAAATCATGAATCTTAATTAGCTGACTAGACATTAAAGCGCTCTCACACAAATAGAGACATTAACGTTACTATTAATTGTGTGAGCTGTGCAACTTGTAAGCATTAGCAAGCTTAACATCATAGTTATTCTTAGCATAAGCTGAGCCGTTGTAACCTCGCGCAAAAGCTTTCCAGTCTTTATTTTTTAAAGCATTTACCAAGCCATTTACTTTGATAAAACGGCACATTGCCTCAAGTTGAGAAGCTTCATCTTTGTACATGGCATTAATGAATGCTTGTAATGATGGATAGTCTAATGAATACCAGTGATAACCCATCACCTGACCTATGCCCCAAGAACATGACTCAAGTGCGCTAGTACGATCATATTTAGCAGCATCATTAAGCTTTGCATGTTGTTGAGAATATAAGCCATGTCCACCAGATGTTTTGCTACATAAATCTGGCCGCTTACGCATCATTTCATCAGCAACCTTTGCTTTATTATTAGCAATTAAGCGTTGACGCATGACATGACGTTCAAACAAAATGACTGGTGTACCATCTTGGTTAAATCCACTGCCTTTACATTCAACATCAATAACAGCTTGTAAAGCTGCTGGCTCAATGCCAAGAGATTCAGCCTGTTGAATTATTTGTGATTCAGTAAGTTTATTGCTCATGGTAATTTTCCTCCTGAAACAATAGCTCTCCAAATCAACACGAATGTATCGATTGCTTTACCACCTAAGTGACCAGCCATACCAGCTAAAACACCAATTAGAACAAGTGGCATTTTCCAATAAATGCAAAGCAGTACCGTAATAATTCCAGCAAAAGCTGAAATAATTAATTCACCTACAAGTCGCATGAATATCTCCTTTAATGGCTTAGGGTCCTTTGACTGATTTAATCGACGGATAAATGAAACAAGTCCGCCAAACATTGCCAATGCAATCATCCAGCCATAAGTAATTAACCCCGTCACAATCTCTCTAACCGTTTCTTTATCCATGGATACCTCTAATTATTTGGCAATAAAAAAGCCCTAACTTATTAAAAGCTAGAGCTTGAGAGGATTTGCTGTGTTATAAAACCCATGTTTCTGACACCAGATCAAAAACATGTTGTTCTGATGGCCTTGGCTCAGTAGATGTTTTTAATACTCCATCTTTTAAATACACCCAATACTTAAAGGTAATGCTTTTTTGGTATTCAGCATATTCATCTTCACCAACTTCAATAAAATCATCATTAATTTCACCTAATGGCACAATGATAGTTTGCTGAGTCAACGGATTAATCCAAAAACTTACAATCATCTCTTCATTACGAGTCATCATTAATTCCTTAAGTTAACTTAACAAAACCTGTGCAAGAATATGCATTACTTGCAAAACCACCCGCCATATTTCCAATAGTTAGAACAAGAACATTATTAACAGTTGATGCTGTTACTGTAATTGCCGAGTTATTTGCGCCTGCTGTCGTGGCATACCCGAGTACTACATGGCTTCCATAGAATCGACCACCGACATCAGTACGAACACCGCTGTTATGGAAAATAACTAAATTGAAAAGTCCAGTTGTATAAGCGTGGTTCTTAATTGAGGTAGTTAATTCGATCTTGAATTGTGGAGTCCCTGCACTTGTATCAACCCCAACATGAGAACAGAAAGGAACCACATTAGTTACAGGTTCGCCTTGATATCCATAGTAATTCGCTGGAACTACATTAAAAAAGTGCCTGTGGATTGCTTGAACCTTGCCGTTTGTAGTACTTACTTGAGAAACAATTTGTTCCTGCGTATTTAAACAATAAAGTGGATCATTGGCTGGGTAAGAGTTCTTATCATTATTAGTGCCATTCACACTATTAGGAGCTGAACTACCACCATTAAAACGAACCATTTTCTGATTAGTTTTGGAAAGATTTAATGTTGCTGTATCTGACTTAAATATAATCTTCCCAATAGCACGCAGTTGATTGTAATCTTCATTGAAACAAGGCTGAGCATTGGAACCTGTAATATCAAACAAGTTTGCAGTTGGACAATTCACAAAAGAATTTACCATTGTTACTGTCGATCCAACTTGCCCAATCCCCTTACAATCAATAACAGTACCTGAGACATTCTCAAAATAGCCTTGAATTGTAATGCCTCCAGTCTCAGCAGATGCACCAGTAAAGCTAACGCCCGTCACACATGACTCACATGAAATACCACGAATGGAAATTGCTTGTGCGCCTGTTGAGAACACAAAGCCTGTTGTACAACTGAGTGCTGAAGTACATGAGAAGTTCAACATGCCACTGTAAACTGAGAAAGCATAACCTGTAGTACAGTTCGTAGCAGCATTGTTAATTACAGATAGGAAGTAATGCTCAATAGAACTGATATGCCCATCACAATCATTACTATCAAGACTTATTAATTTACACCCCTTAGTCAAACCACGAACATTCAATGAGTTTTTAAATTTACGGAAGCGTCCATTTTTAATAACGACATTAAATAAATGTTGAGTTTCTAAAGGTGCAGAAGTTAAGTCTGTTAAAACACCATTTTTCCAGTATCCAGTTCTGATACAGTCATTGAGTCGGTTATTACCGAACAAAGATGCACCATTCAAATTCAAGATAGTGCGATTTGTAATCATAAAAGGTGTTGAAATGTAATAGTTCTTTGTAGCATCTGCCTCGACAGTCCACGCCCTGTTACCTTGCTGTCCTGTTAACATCCCGCTTGCAATCAAAGCTCTTTGGAATGCTGGGCCATCATCAGTTCCTGTTGATGTAGTTTCATTGTAGTCGCCACGTGCACCCGCATCATGCACAGATATCTTCGAGTTTTTAAATTGCCGAATCCAGCCGTTAAATACCAACACTCCATCATTTTCATTTATTCTGTCTGAATTATATACAAAAGTACCACCGCCACATGGGCCAAGATATGGATATGTATTCGCCCATCCTGCATAGTAACTTTTCACATAAACAGTTTGACCATTTCTACGAGGATTGTATTGTAGGAGGTCAGCAATAGAGTCAAAATTTCGCGTGGTTTCATCATTAATTATTTTTTGATTTTCGTCCCCATCTGCAATAAATTCAGCCAACCAACCCTTTTCTATTGCTACATTTGCTAAATTTTTATAAAGCTGATCTACATATGTATCTAGCTGCTCAAGAGATGTCCCCTGATCTTTAATCATTTGAAGAAAAATAGCTTTAGTTTCATCATTTAAGCTATCAACGTATTCGTTTAAATCTTTGATATTATTATCGATCATCCAATTAAGGACGCCCATTTCTTGAAGCTTTCGCCAAATATTATCGAAATCTAAATTGACAGGGTCAGCTCTAAAAGAATTATTGTAAGTTGCATAATCTGTTGTTCTTTGCAAAGGTGTATCACGTCTAATTTTAATAATAGAACCAGACAGAGGCGCCACATTAAAAATAACAGTGTCGTTAATAGAATCTAAAGACCATGATCCCACTGATGGCTCCGCATCATTAACAAGAACTATTAAATGATCTTGCTGAAGCACATCAAACTCTAATGGGAATATTGTTGTCGTGCCATTAGCGACATATTCTTTATATGGCGTTTGGTCTGGTACAGCCATGAACTCACCTAATCATTGAAATCTAAGGTGGCTTCTACGATTCCACCGTTTGTTCTCCAATTAGGCCGCTCATTAGATTCAGTTGTTCTGTGTATTTTCCCGACACGTTCAGGTGAGTCAGTAACAGCACGCGCAAGTGAATCAAGATGATCATCTTCTTGATCTGATAGTGCTGGGTTAAATTGCTGCATTTGTTTATATTGTTTTGATGTATTTTCGCCGTCTTCCGTGTCAATTACAGAAACATGCACCCATAACATGCCTGACACTAAAGGCCCTTCTAGGCCTTCTAAAATGCGCTTATTTTTGGATTGGGTAGAATGTTGTTCTGTGATACCACAACGAATTCGGCGTTTTTTTAATGCACCTTTTAATGCTGCAGGCGCAAAGTTTCCAATTCCATTTGTCTCAATAGTAATTTTTGGAATATTGAATTCTTCTATAAGGTCACATAGCTGCCAGACTTGACCACCAATGATATTACCCTGCTCATCTGTTTTAACGACTTCGCCAGTCAATTCAATTGATCGATGCCAGTACTTATTACCAAGATCATCATGTAAGACTAATTCAACCGCAGAAACATCTGACTTGGTTTTGCCTGAGCTTGGATCCCATGAACAAGTAATACCAACAATTTGGCGTTCGCCTAAAGTCATTCGCCATACACCGTTAGCGCGTGTTAACAAAGGCTCACAGTCATACGGTATCATTTTATCTGGGTTCAATCTCACATCCCCCACAGGCTTAGCATGTAACTGATATTGTGAATCCCATTCATTGAGTGTTCGGCATTTACGGCGGCGCTTCTGCATCTCTTTAGGCGTAAAACGTTCAGGCCAAAGTGCTTCACAATAGATATCAATTAATGAGTGTGATTCATCGAAAGTAATGAAGTAGCCAGAACCTTGTTTTGCTACTTGATAGTCCTGACCTTCAACTAAAAGTTTTGATCGGCGGCCAATGCCGCTAAAAATATAGACAGGTTTGAAGTCAACAACCGCTTGAATGACTTGTTCAAAGCGTTTTTCTTTTTCAAACATGCGGAAAATAAGACACTTGGCATCTGGGTTGAGCATGATTTCTAAATAGAGCGAATCATGCGTATGTGGCGTTCCTACATACAGCTCTTGCCCACCAGGTATTAAAATAAATGTTTGCTCACCTAGACGATATCTAAGCTTTTCACGTGCTTCGGGTGTACCAATGTTACCCGGCACTTCCACATCATCATTTTGTATTTCATTAGCACGTGAACCAGTCACGTTAGACATGATGCCGCGAGCATGAATAGAACCATGACGCACATCATTTGAACCAGTTACCCACCATTTTTGAGTCTCGCCACGTTCTTTTTTTATATTAAAAAGTTGGCATAACGGGTGTCGCTCTAATACTTGCTCAGTACCACGGCTAACTTTATAAGCGTCTGGATCGGTAGCACCCTGATGAAGTATTAAATGATTAGGTTCATTGTATAAACGCCATGCGTTATAAATATCAAGGATGGTCGATTTACCATGTCCACGCGGCATCATCAATAAACCGAGCGAGCCGTAATCTTCCAGAAAGTCACAGACATCTAGATGAAAATCAGGCACAGCCCAGTTCAATGTCTCAGCATAAACCAGATAGAATGCAGCAAAACCGACCTTAATCATGAATTAACTCGGACGCTGTTTTCGAGCCTCTAGCTTTTCAGCTACAGATTTAAGTAATTCAGCCGCCTGCATTTCTGGCGTAATTTTTCTATCGTTTGGATCGCCTACGGACAACTCGTCATCATTAAGAATTCGTTTAAGCTTTTCCATGCACGTGAGGGCTTCTTTAGCTCCTTTATAAAGCCACACAAGATCGCCACGGCCCTTCTTATCAAAAATATCTTGGCCGTATGCTTCTGTGATTAAATCCACAGAGCTTGAAGCAGCCATTTCTAAACAGAGTTCTAGCCGTTCTTTTGTCTCAGGTTTTAAGTGACCGACTTTCTTTTCTTTAGACATAAAAAATCCCCCTATATAAACAACTTATAAGGGGGATTAAATTCAGGTTTGTTGTGTGGTTTACAATAAAGGTGTGCAATTAATATCGTAGGATTCTCTCATCTTATTTTTAATTTTTGTTCCTTTTATATCCCCATCTGTAGCAACATCAGCATCATTAAGAATGTTTGAAATTCCTGAAAAGATAACTCCTTTTAAAACATTCTTATCATTTATTAACCAAGATTGATGAAACTTAGGAATATTCATAATTGCAGAGTTCATATTCCTTAAATCATCGTAAGATTTCAATTCCCTTACAGCATGCTTTGCTGCATATTTATCAATAAACTTCATTCCATTATCGAAAAATATTGGGGCGTGTTTTAATTCTTTTATATGATCAGATAGTGCAGCACAATATAAATTTTGAAGGCCAGTAGTAGCATTAAAGTAATCGTCATCAAAGTAATTATATGGAAGGCCATCACCCAATTTTTTAAATAATCCGCTCGTTAATTCGTCAAAATATGTACTGCAAATTTCATCACTAGTAGTATCACAATAGTCTGCGACATACCCTATAGAAACATCATATTCTTTTGTGTCAGCATGCCCAAACTGACAAAACGAAATTAATATAAAAAAAGGTATCAGAGCTCTCACTTAACCACCTCATCTAAATTGATTGAATTTAAACCTTCCAAGCCTTCACCGCTTTCCCACCATTGGCTACGGCCTTGCTTTTGCATTTTTCTTTTATACTTTTGTTGGTAGTCAGGCGCAATCATATTCTGAACATCATCGAACATTAATCGGTTCATAGCAGTTTTTGCGTACCATAAGTTTTGACCGGGTATTTTTGATTTAGCCAACATGTATATTTGGTTTGTTTTACTTGTGACATCCTTGCCATTAAGTATCTGGTTAGCAGTGCCGCTTGTAAGCTGAGCTATTTTAACCATATCCCCACCCATTGGACCGAGCAAGAAATCACGACCATCACGCCCTGATGTATCTGCACCTGCTGCAACTATATCGCCAAGTAAAGTCAAGCCTCCGCCTTTCATCATAGACTTAGTCGTGAAACTTAAAGCCACATCTGGATCATTATCATCCCACATCGGCAAAGGATTATTGCCATTAGCAATTTCACCTAATTGTAAAGAAATTGCACCCATTATGCCCATCCCCATAGCAAGAGGAATCATGTATGTAAATGGTGTAGGTGATAAAACACCATCACGCAAAGCTCGCGTCCCATGACGCATAAGAAAGGTCACGGGGAAAGATTTAAACTGCATCATCCCCCGAGCCATAAATCCTGTTAGACTTCCTCCATGAGTCTTTCCGAATAGCTTAGTACGTTCACGTAATCCAGACTCAATAACTGCCATGCCCTGTTCATCTAAAACATGAGAAAAGTATTTCTTTACAGCTTGGTTTTTAATTTCTATTGGATTTCCCAAGTGTTTTAACTGGTCACCTGGTATATTTAAAATCGATTGAGTGGTCATTAATGGATTACCTGAACCATCTTTCATGGGTTCCGCCAGTCCCATCACTTCCCATGTGCGTTCATCTAAGCCAACACTTTTAAGAAATGCTTGATCTTCTGCATCTAATTGCACCCAATTTTTTTCTTTGGGCAAATTGGCATATTTATTCATTAAAGTTTTCGACCATGCAGCTTTAGTAGCACGAGTCCAAGCATTAAGAAGTGAGACACGCATGATAGTTGATGAAGCTGTATTGGAAATACGTGCTACTTGGCTGGCACGATCATAGACATTTGTAAGATCTTCTGCCGCAAATCGTCCAAGAGATGAAGTTATCTCATCTACTGCAATACCCATGCTAAATGATAACTCTCGATCCTTAGGATTAAGTGGATTTAACTCACCAGCCAAATTCCCCATCAATTTAGCCACAGAAAGATTGTGCATGCGTGCCAATTTGATCATTGGCGCAATGTCTGATAGCGAAGCTAATAGTGCAGAACCAAGCATTGTAGATACATTCCAAGCCCGGTAAGCTACCCCAAAGGCATTTAATGTCTCACTACCTTGATTCATTTCTCGATTAGCAAATACGTCATACATTGTTGTTGCACGTCGAATACCATCTGTTAAAGCACTCGTTTTAACCTCATTGGCAGAATCAATCCTCTTAGCTTCTTGAGCTAAGATTTCAAAAGCGCGATTTGGATTACTTCCAAACTTTTCAACCAATGCAATATTTTTAGCCATGGTATCAATGTGAGAGTCGATTAAATCAACGAACGGAAGAGCACCATACTTTTGTTGCATTTCAAGCCATGCATCAGCATTTTTCCAATGAAGAACACGAGATTGGCTCATGCGATTTGTAACTTTAGCTCCACCCTGAATGACTTCGCCGACATTCAATTTATTTAAACCATTGGTTGTAATTGAATCAAATGAATAACTAATCATCTCTTTTATTTGATCATTCGTTAATGGGATCCCATCTACATCTACATATTTGGAACGATCAATATTTTTTAGCGCATCATCCAGCCATTGTTGCATCCCTGCATCTTTGAGTTTGTCCCCTTCCCAAATTGTATTAAACCCAAAGTTATCACCTAAATCCCCAATATCACCACCAGCGGCATTAAACCGCACACGAAGGTCGTCATACATTTTTCCAAGTTCAGTTGCTATTTGTTTTGCAATAGTGTTGCCAGTATCTTCACCGAAACGCTCACGGGCCACATCCTTCATCAAGTTGTTGTCAGTCCAAATCCCTAAAGCACCTTTGATTTTGGTGTAGAAATTCCACATATGCCGTTTAGTTTCATTGGCAATCACTTTATATTCAGAATTTAACGATGTAATTCCTGACATATCACCGTTGTGGGCAATCATTCGATCTAAAGCTTGATTTGCTGGCAGACCTGAATTCTTTAAAATTTCCAACCCTTGGCTTTGTTTAATTATATCTTTTGCAAGAATTTGTTTTTTACGTGCTAAGTCACTTTGAATATCTTTAGCAACCTGTTCACTAGCAGCGGTTAAGCGATCAATTTTGCTCATATTACGCCACTTATTAATATCTTGACGTGCAAGATTGGTCATAGCCTTTGTAACGCGCTGCTCAATTTTAGTGGCTTCTTGAGCTGTGAGGGATTGCTTGCCAAGTGCTTTAGCTACGGCTTGTTTGCATTGTTCTTTCATAAAAAATGCCCAGATAATTTTAGCTATCTGAGCATTTAATTGGTGAGGGTTTGTTGTGTTATTTACTTTGCTCTATATACGCCTTAATTTCAAAATCACAAAGCACATCATTAAATATGTATTTTCTAGGGTCACCCCTATCTTCATCGTTTTCATAAAACACTAGACCAACATCTTGTGAACCATCTTTACCATTTTCAACTACATTGTCTATCTGGCTTTTTTTATGCCAAGCAATGTGCTCATCTTCACTTACAAGAATGATTTCAACATTAATTGATTTCTTGATTTCATCATTAATTAAAGTTTTATCAATAAAAAGAATATCTGGTTCAAAACTTCCAAACAATTCAATATATCTTGGTTTTATATAACTTAGATATTTTGTTTTTGCGTCTGATATTTTATCTAATAACATTTTGATACCCTGATTCAAAATTACCCAATTTATAGAGTGCGACAGGTAAGCGGGTACTTACTTTTCGGGAGCTACCCTAGTCGCAAATTGATTATACATTACCCAAATTGCAAAGCACAGTTCAAAGCGGTTTGAGTTGCTAAAATATCCATATCTGCTAATTCAGCTTCTTTTTTTACTTGCTCCAATACATTTGAAGCTTTGGTGGTTGCCGATAGCTCATTACCTACCGAATCTTCAATAAATGTTGCAATATCCATATCAGGATTATCTCTTAGAATCTGCATTGCAATGATTTGTTCTGGTGTATCGCCAAACAATGAACCTTGTCTCGGATCACCCATACTTTCAATCCGATCAATTTCACTTTGAATACTGTCTGAAATAGCTTTAGCACTACGCTTATTTGTTTCAAATACACCTAGAAAGTGCTTTGCACCTTCACTTAAACCATCATCAATAAGCTGACCTTGTTTTAAGTAATCCTCAACTTTTCCACCACTGGTGGTTAAGTCATTCAGTTTTTGAGCTGCTTGCGCCAAATCCTTTGCAATAGTATTGTCATGACGGCCACCTTGTTTGACTAAATCATTAAGCTGGGCCAATTGAGCTGCATTACGCAGAAGTGCATTTAATACATTCTTGCTTCCATCATCAATATTTTCAGATAGTCGAGCTACTAAATTAGAATCACCATAAGCATAATGTGTTAATGCAGACTCAATACGTCGCTTACCATCTTGGCTTAATTGATTATCCCTAGTAACCAAGTTAACACGTTCCGCTTCAGGAACCCCCTGAATAAACTGCTTAACAAAATCGTTTGACTGGTCGTAGTTGATGTTTCCATCTTGATTAAACTTCAATAGACTTGTGTCAGGCAAAATATCATTTCGAGCACGCTCAGTTGCACTATAACCAGCTACATCCGATTGATTGGCTGAACGTGCAAATTCCACACGATCTGTATCAGATAAGCGCTTTCTGGTTAAAACTGGTTGTTTAATTCCTGAAATGTCAATTCCATTGTCTTGTGCAAATTTTTCAACAAAAGCTCGATAGTTATCCGCTTTACCTGTTTCATAAGCCTTGCTTATAGCAAGTGCTCGCCCATTACCCGACTCAACAATATTATCTAAACCAGTAATTGGCGCTCCATCTGAAATACGATGACTATTACCTAATAGTTCAGACCTTAAATTATTTGCAATGCTATCAATCTGTACTTGTGATGCTGCACTAGATCTGTCTCTCGGCTGGAGTTCCTGAGGATACATTGAATTTAAAGCGCCATTAATTTGATTTGAAACTATTAAGTTAGATAAATCCTCAACTTCAGTTAGCAACTCATATGAATTCCCATTGGCATCATATGCAGTACTGACACGCTCGGACCCAACACCACCATAGCGCGCACTCACACTATTCCACTTTTTTTCCCATTTTGAGATAGCCTGCCCTACAGTCAAGCCAGACATACGATTATTATTCACTATTGCGTTTGCATTTTTAGCATCGTATTGACGAACAACATCAATTAATGGTCGGTTTGGGTCTGCCTCAAGTACTTTGACTGCTCCACCCGGACCAAGTAAATGACCTAAATATTGCTCATGTGCTACAGGTTCTCTACCTAGCTTTTTCGCAATGTAAGAATTAGCTTCTTTCATGTGCAATAAGCCAACTCGTATTTGTTCATCAGGATCATTACGATTTCCACCGCCCAATCTTTCCCATGATGAATCAATTACTTGGAGAATCCCATTTGCAGATGATTTTTTATTTTGTGCAGAAGCTGAAAAAGCTGCACCACTTTCTAAGTGCGCAATAGTCAGTGCATCACTTGGGTTAATGCCTAATTGCTCTGCCTTTGTAGCTAAAAGCTGCCCATTACTATTTAGTAGCGACTTATTTAATTTAGGTTTTACGGTTGGTTCAGAAATATCAGAATGAGGAACATTAATAGGCTGTCTACTCATTATCTGATTTTCGGCTACATTCCTGTTTTGTTTAATTTTCTCTCTGGTTTCAATATCATCGGAATGTAAGCCAAGCTCTGTATATTCATCATCCAGACGCTTTACGATGATCGGGATGATATCGTCTTTAATCTCTGCTGTGGTTTGTGCCTCCTCAGGTGTTTGTTCCAGAGGTTTTTTACTGCCTCTCGAATCAAGATAGGCCGTGCCTCGGTTAATAGCCCCCCCAAGAATTAAACCAGTAATTACGTTTTCGGTGGAGAATTCGTACTCTTTAGCTTGTTTGGTATAGCCCTTGCTTTCCAGTATATTTTCATTAATTGCATGGCCTGTTTCAGTTAACGCTACAGGGGCAGCTACCAAGCCTGCATTTTTTAAAATTCCTGCACCACGATAAACAGGAACTCCCATTCCCAAGCCATCTACAAAACCGTCATTCCAAGATGCTTTTTGTGCGGTAGACTCATCAACTCCAGCTTCAATAAGCTTGTTGTAAACATAGTCTTTTGTTGATGTGCCAACAACATAAGCACCACCTGCAACACCACCACCAATTGCCCCACGTGTTGCATAGTCTCCTAAGCTGTTAATAATTTGAGCTCCCATGCCATCGCCTTCATTAGGGCTATTATCCTTAACGAATTGCATGGTTGAGCTTTTACCTTCTTTATACTTTCGCTCAGTAAATTGCTCAAAAGATCCAGTTTTTAGAACCCCATCTTTTTGGATGGAAATTTCATATAGTTGCCTCTGCAATGGGTCGTCTTCGGCGGCTTTGCGATTATCTTCCTCGGAGCCTATTAGGGACACAGCAACCTTCCCTAAACCAGCTTTTACACCACGCTGAACAGCGGTCGATGATCCAGAGAAAAAACTTGGTGATTCTTTCAGTTTTTTTGGGTCAGTTTTCACCCCTGATTGCAAACTTGGGTTTAACGTCTGGCTTAGATCATAAGCGTCTAAATCTGCATCATCGTCATCTAGTGCGTTGTAGGCTAATCCCATTGCTTATCTCCGCTTATTTGTGACAATAATCATTTGAGTTCTACCATTTACATTCCACTGTTTTCCATCTGCATCAAGTAGATCGTAAATTACGTTTCGATCATATGTAGAACCTGGTCTTGCTTGTAGACGGTAATTATCTTTAACAAAATCTGGCGATAAATTATGTTTTTTTGCAATTTGTTCAAACCCTGAATTAATGGCCACTTCAAAACCGTTATCACTCATTAAGTAAGGCTTTTGAACTCGCCAATCGGTTACTGTTCCATTTGTTGTTTTGAATTTTCCACTACCGATCCATGAAGTATTATGCTGTTGATAAAGACCACCTGTAGTAGCATCCAAGGCCTTATTAAAAGAGTCTGCATTATACCCATCATCTTTACTTTTTTGATGATGCCCAGCTTCTGATTCAAAATAAGCATATGCTGATTTAAATGCAGACCAGTTCGCCGAATAATCACCATCCCCTGCCAAGTTACTAATACGCCCTCGGTAAGTTTCTTCCAAGTCAGAAGGTGTAATCTGATTTTGTGACTTAATTAAGCTTGCACCTGATAAAATAATGTGGCCTGCATTCTTGCCATGGTAGACAGCATTATTTGCTACTGCTACAGCTGCAATATTGTACATTCCATCACCACCACCAATTGTCTTAATTATTTCTTTGGTAGTACTCAAAGGAAATCTATTTTTCTGAGACCCTTTCATTATCTGAGCTAATACATCTAATTTTTTACTAGCACTTGCCTTTTCAAAAGATTCCTGAACATCACCCTTATTTAGTGCTGGAATTGGGTCGAGACTGATATTTGGCTCTAATTTCTTGGCTCGATTTAATGCATGAAGATTATTCGCAATTAGCCCCATTGTTCCTTCTGGATCAGTAAGAAGTTGCAGTCCTGTAAATCCTTTTACTTCAATTCCTAGTTTTCCAGCTGCTGATACATTATCTGATTTTGCGTCTGCAATATCTTGGCTGTAACTACTGCGATATAAATCTAAAAGTTTTTTTCGGTCTGAAGCATTATCAGATGGAGTGTTTTTAAAATCACGCTCAAGCTGATCTAACCTTAATTTCTTATCATTGGTATTAAGGTTTTGAAACTCCTGAATTCGCACGTAATTTTCTTGCAGAAATTGAAAATCTTTATGTGCTTCCGTACCCTCTGTCGCTTTATCTAAATTAGCCATGTACTCAAGGTCTATTTTCCCGCCAGAAAGGACGTTACTTTGGAGATCGTTTACCAACTTAACGGCATCAGACTCTTTTTTATTTTGTGCCTGATGTTCTTGCCTTTGGATTTGCAACAATCCACTTTTAGCAGAATGAATAGCGCTATTCCTGACCGAACTAGGTAAGTTGGTGTATTTATTCTCGTCCTGCAGATCAGTGTAAATATTTTGATAGTCTTGCGATGTTTGAGCACTAGATAAACGATAACCTAGATTAGCGCTTTGCTGCTGTTGTTTGTAATTCGTCTTATACTCAAGCACCTCCGCAGGGCTTAAATAATCTGAGGCTGCACTAAATGCATTTTCTACCAAAGGGGCAGCAGCTTCTTGATCACCCATTTTAGATGCATTCTCAAGTGTCAGCTTGAGATTCGTCCTTGCTAAATCCCCTGCTACATTACGACCAGTTTGGTAAAATGTCCCTACCTGACCAGCACCATATTTAACAAGATTGTCTTTGTAACCCTGACGAACGCTCTCTGGAAGCTGTGAAGCCACCTCATCCATTTTTAAGGCATATTCTTTTGAAAATCCTAGATCAGCATCCACATCAGACATTTGACCACTAGCAACTTTTTGACGGTATTCAGCGCCCAAGTTTTCAGCATCTAAACCAAATTGACTAACAATGGTAGAAGCTGTTAAGTCATCTTGTTTGATCTTCTCTTGCTTTTGTTTTTGTGCAATCTGATCAGCAGTATTGCTAATATTTTGAAGAGTATTAGCAATCATTTGCCCACTTTGATCTTGTGGCATTTGGATACGCTCAACCTGTGGCGTAGCGTTTCCAAAGTTACCCATAGGAATACGTGCCATTACTTCCACCCTCCTTTCTGGTTTGCAATCTGAGCATCAAGAAGAGCCGTTTGTTTTTTTGATATTTGAGCATTTGAATAACCGTTTGCACCTGCTGCAACTGTATTAAGTACACCTGTACCAGCAGCAGTATTAGCATTGCTTTTGTAGATACTTGCTTCTGCTCTTAAGCGCTGTGATGCGTTGTAGCCTGCTATTTCCGACATTGCTGCGTCATATTGTGCGTCTTGCTCGATCTTGTCATTGATAGCAAGTGGCGTACCTTCATTGACACTTAAACCGTTTTCAGCGGCTTGCGCTCTTGCAGCCGATTGGACTCTATTTTTTTGCTTTCTGATACGCTCAGCTTCTAAGCGACCACTTGCTTTTGCTGCATCAGCATCAGCTTCGGCTTGCTCTTGCTGGGTTTTGCTTGTTGAATAAGCTGAATATCCAGAAATTGCAGCACTTAGTACGGATGCACCCACCGCCACATAAGCTAGACTCATGCAATAAACTCCTTATCTTCAAAACCAATGCTTTTCAGAAAGTTGTCTATTTCGCTTTCAGGGATCGTTAAATCTTCCTCAAGCTTTGCAACATCAGTTTCTTTAGTTGGATGGATAGTCAGCCAAGAACTATCTTCATGAAAATATCCGATGCGTTTAGTACCGGGTAATGACTTCATAATTTGCGGCGCATGAAGCGTTTTAATTCCATCTTCTGTGATTAGTGATACCGCACCTTTAAGCAAAATATTTAAGTGCTCAGTGCTGTGCATTCTGCTAATGACTAATGTACCTTCGGCTGCATCCATCTGGCGCATATAAATATCAGGTGCGAAATGGTGAATAACAGGCGGTTCACGTTCTTCAAGTGCATCTGTCGCAATACCATCAAGAATCTGTTCTTGAATACGCTTCACTACTTCCAGATATGTACGGCGATCAGGATTGCTTAGAATGCGTTTTAATGTTTCTACTTTTTCAAGTTGCAAAGCTTCGTCATCCATAATCACACCTTCATCTCTAAAACTGCGCCTGAAAGCTGAAAGCCCAATGACGTATAGAGTTCAATGCAATTTTGAGTGTTCACCATGGTTGAAGTGCCACAACAGATATTGTTAGCACCCATACCAACGGCCCAACCTATAAAGGCTTGGACCAATGCCTTAGCAATACCTTCACTTCGCTTGTCAGGTTTCACATACATAACGTGATCGTAAGCAAGCTTATGATCTGAGTACCAATCAGTTGAGATTCCACCAGCAAAACCACCAACAATTTGACCCTTATCAATGGCGAGGAAAATTACGCCGTTGCCATCAAGCAGCCATTTAAAATGCTTAGCTGCTTTATCAGGCAAATAACCACGGTTTTTAAATACAGGTGATTCATTGACGAATGCACCACCTATATGCACCAGCATTGGTATATCGTGAAGTGTTGCAAGGCGTATTTTCATGGTTATCTCTCATTGATCGATAGTTGCATGGCTACAGCTTGCAGGTGAAAAGGCAAAGGTTTGTTGTGTGTTATTACTATTGGAACTGCATGAAGGTCTGACCAGTTCCCACCTTCAATTAGGTGATAGCCTGTACGTGGAGTTTGAGAGTCCATTGGTGTATCGGTAAACTCAAAAAGCTCTATTAACTCACCGTTAAGTTCAGGCGCGAGGGTCTTATTAAAGAAGAATGCAGTACGATCTAATTTCGCCTTAAACAGCAAAGTAGATGAGGGGTTTTGACTAAGTTCTGGCGGGAATAATACCGCTTCGCTGTGGATGGCCTGACCATAATTGATTGTTTGTCCTGCCATGCCTTGAAATTGCATTTCTGTACTGGTTTCACTAAAACCAATAAAGAATATTGATTCTCCATTTTTCTGATTTACTGCCAGATCACGCAAATATGAAAAAGATGATTTGCTCAAAGTATCACTAGTAAGAGCTACTGTGCGTTGTGAATCTAAATAAGCATCAAAACTGATCTGCTCTAAGCAAGTGGTCCCATTGCGATTAATGAGCATAAAACAAAGATCAGACCCCAGACCTGTAGGAACTGAGCATATACTTTTAACGGTACCACCAAAGTCTTGATTAGCCCAAGCAATTACCTCTTGATCACGATTTAATGTGATAGATGCAACTTTCCCGTCACCTAGCACACACCAGACTAGGCTTTCGGGTTCTTGCTGATAGCTGATCTCATTAATACCGCCGTGCATTTCACCGATATGTGAAGATAAAGCGCTAATTTCTGGCGATACTAAGCCATCAACTTCATAGCGATAAGACAACGCACGCAGACGCTCACCACCACGTTGAATGAATAGAATCTCGTTACCTACACGGCATGGACGAGTTAAAGGATAAGCGCCGAAAGCTGTGTGCTCATTGATGTTTACGGTGGTAGGAGTCAAAGCCCCATCGCTACTAACCATGTATTCACCACCAGAAGTTAAACAAACAACCCCGCGCTGAGCTTCTAGAAATAAAATACTGTTGGCCAGACCAGAAGCAGAAACAACGCTAAAAGCATCACCATCTTCAGTAGTTTCAAGGAAGTTTGCATTACCGCCAACGGCGCTAAACCAAATTTTGTTAGGCGCTTTTTTTGTATTCGCTAAAACCAAACGTTGTTTAAAGTAAGTGCAGCATCGTGGGTAACCGTCTGTATTATTAAATGCTGGCGGTGTGATTGACCATGAACGTTCAATAGCCTCCGTTACAGCCTCAAGCTTTTTAAGAACCTCCCCTCCAACCTGTGTTGGGCTGATGTAGCGAGTGATCTTAACAATCCCATCATTAATAAAAATATAACTACCTACATCTGATTCACTAAATGAATCTGCCTCATTAGCACTAACTTTCTCCCAATATTCTGAATTATAAGGTTCCTGTCCAGAATGGGCCTTTATTGCACGATAGACAGCATATGGGTGTGTAGCATCAGAGTATTCAACTACATCGCCTGCTAGATAATTTGCTGCCGCATCCCAGCCCGTAATATTGCCTAACGTAATAGTGATATAGGCACCTATGTCTTGACCGCTTTGTGTTGCTTTTCTAAAAGGATATTCAGCACTATCATCATCTAATGGGGGATGAGTAAAAGAAAACTCAGTTAATTCCCAATTTGTGAAATCTTCAGAACTTCGGAAACGTTGTACAGGCACATTATTGTGTGTAAAAAACATCTCATATCGATATTGTACAAACTGTAATTCTGGTATTTGTGCGGCTGTATATGGCGTTGTTACTGTTGTTACAACTGTCTTAGTTCTTGGGTTAAAAACTTGAATAGATAATGGCTTTAAGATCAACATATAGGCTTGATCTGAATTAACCACAAAAGGAATTAAGCGCAGTGAAGTTGCACTTGATGTCAAAAAAAGTGTGCCTGGTCTTTTTCTAATACCACCTTCTACAAGTGGTATCACATTAAGTAGCTTTTTAGCGCCGTTTGAATACTGTTGAATGTCCGTGCGGGTGTACAAAGTTGGAGACAGTTCACCGGCACTGAAATTATTTTTAATGACATACTGCTTCATTAATAGCGCACTCCCATTAATTGTGAGTGGTAATCAGCAGCGAAGTCTTGCGCTGGGCGCTCCTGACCATTGATGGCACGTGCTTGTTTGAGCATGTTTTGTAATTTCTGCCATGCGCTATCACCTTCAGCATTACTGCCTGTGATTGGCTTAGCTAACTTGTTGACTAAATAAAGCGCCATGCATTCACTGAAAAGTGAATCCCACATATCTTCATTTTGCTCATCGGCAACATATACAAGATTAATTAAGCTGGTATTTGCAAGGATGTGCCGACCTTCGATCTCGTATTCAAATTCTCCCGTGTCATACACTCGCAAAAAGTCTTTAGGCAAAGGAAAGGCATTTTGATAACCAAATGACGGATAGGTTGAGATAGGCGCAAGTTGCACACGGCGCTTAGCAAATGACCATGGATGCATGCGTAACAATGCTTTACGTGTAGCATCGTACAAAGAAGCACAACGCCGTGCATTCTCTGTGTTTTCTTCAAAAGAAATGATTGATTTTGCCCCAATCATGCTCAGTGCCTGATTGCAGACGGATACATTTGTAGAAGCCATAATAAAAAACCCGCTCAATTTTGATTATCTTGAGCGGGTTTTAGGTAGACTTTATTGTGTGTTAATTAGCTGGTTGAGCTACTGCACGAACTAAAGCCATGATGCCTGTTTGAATATCAGTTTTCCCAATAGCAGCCCAGCGCAATGGTTCAGCTTCTTTGAAGCGATCAAACTCTTGCCATTCAGGGCTTGCAAAGTCATTTGGAGCTAACTGAGCGCGTTTAGCTGCTGCCTGCTTAACTTCCAAATCAGTGTTTAAGCGGTTTGCCAATTCAGCTTGCAAGATAAGTAATTCAGCACCTTTTTCTTTGATGCGATTCATCAAGTCGATTTCTTCTTGACTTAGTTCTCGACAGCCTTTGATCTTACGGTGTTGGTTTTCCATGACTTTTACCTATATTTTGATAATAAAAAACCCACCACCCGAAGGTGATGGGGATAAGGTTTAAGCAGATCGAAGGAAATCAATCGCTACGACTTTTTTCTCATTTGCTCGGCCTGCACCGAATGAATGAACACCACCAACTTGTTTGATGTTTTTCAAATCTGGACGAGTTGAAATATCAAAACCAGTGATATCAGCATCACCAAAGTGAACCGCTGTACCTGCATACATTGCAGTACGACCCTCAGTTGCACCACCAGCACCATTGTTAACTTTTTCGTATGGAATCCACTCCACACCTAACCATTTAGTGCCCACTTTACCTTCTTGCAGCATTTCAATTTTTAAATAGTCTGCATTGGTTAAAGTGGTGTCATTAAGGAAGACTTCCATCATATCTGCTGTGTATAGCATGTATAGATATTCGCCGTTTTGCTCGTCACATTCGTTTTTACGGAATAGTGATTTTGCCTTAATAATTTTTTGTTTTAACGTGCCATACGCATTCAAAATAATCTGCGTATTTGGCAACGCAATTGTAGAAACAGACTTTGCACCAGCATCGTCCACTGTTGTGCGTGTAACGCCACCAATTAAAGACTGATAAATAATGTCATCTGTCTTGCGATTACGTGCGCTTAATAAGTTTTTCATATACTTATCTTGCGGCTTTGCTTTCAATTTTGGTTCATCACGAGGTTCAATCGGAATGAATAAATCAAAATCTGACATTAGCGCTGTACGCACACCAGTATCAGGAATAGTTAAATTGGTTGGACCAAAACGCGCGCCAGAAGCCTGCATTTCAACCTGTCCCATGTCATTAATGGTGAATGACTCACCTTCAATTTTTCCACGGTTGTGCACAGTTTTTAGCAAACGTGACTCGTTTTGCATTGCTGCGACTTCATACGTATCGTGGAATTGCTGTACGAATGCCGCCGTGATTCTATTTTCATTAACTATAGGCATAGCTAACTGCTCCAATTATTTATGTTGCTTCTCGTACCATTTTTGAACTTCGGCAGACACACGTTCATGGTCTGGATGCTTATCATTCAAGTAGGCTTCCGAACGCATTAATGATTGAACGCTTTCACCACCGCTTTGCTGTGTATTAGAAGGCGGTGTATCTTCTTGAAGTTGCTGACCAAAGTAGGCCGCCATTTTTAAAACGAGTGGGTTATTGCCGAACTCAGGACTGTTCACTTCTTCGGCTGTCAAAATGCCGTTTTGAATTGCGTTCTGTGCTGCAGCTTGAGCAAAACCGAAGTTTTTATCTGTATCGCCCTGCCACACTTCTTTCATGGCCTGCACGCATCCCTCAGCGTCTAATGCTGCGTTTTGCTCCATGATTTTCGGCAATAGCTGACTGTACTCACCAAGCAAAAAATTCAACTTCTCACTATCAAAGCCAGCTGCTCGAGCGCGTTCTAAAAACTCTTGGTTTTCTGGAATGGCCTTAAATTCGTCATAGTCAAAGCCGTCGATCTCAACCTTGTAATCATCGATAGATTCAGGAACTACAGACGGCTGTTGTTGCTCTTGACCACCTTGCTCACCCTGATCGCCACCTTCTTGAGTCTTAGTATCTTGACCACCACCTAAAGCAGAAGTTTGAGTTTGTGTTTGCTCTTGGTTGTTCTCTTGCTGAATGTTTTGATCAGTCATTGTCTTGTTCCTTATAGTTCGGTTGATTTGCTTGATTAATGCTGTTTACGATGTGGTTGATAACGCTTTGAGCGCCAAGCCTGTAGCACGTTTCACGCTCGCCACCTTTGTCATTAGGCGCAAAAGCGTCTTTGCAAAAAACCATGGTTAAGTGCTCAAGTACGCGCTGGCCGTTAATGTCCAAATCAAATACATTTCGGTACGTTTCTGGCGTTGCTCGCTTCAAGCGTTTGGTACGTACGAAGTTGCCTTGTTCGGTGTTTTCATCTGAGTCTTGAATAGGCAATGGACGCTCGGAAAGTTCGTGCTTTAGATCTATATTTTTTTGTTCTAAAACTTCTGCACGTTCCCACTGCTCAAATCGTTGTGCTTCCAGTTTGGAAATTTCATCTAATGCGGCGTGATACTTGCCTTCTAGATAAACTTTTTGATCGAAATGCAGTCTATTTTCATCCCAATATTTTTCTTTAAGAATGACTAACCCACGTCGCTGCACGAATAGAGCAACACTCGCGATAAAAAGCAAAATTGAAAGAACCGCTATACCGATAATCATTGCATTACCTCAGTACCTAATTGACCGCCCATGCTTTGTGCTAAAGCATCACCGCCTTTCTCTAAAATGGTTTGTTGCATTGCTTGTTGTTGCTGAGCTGCTGCCTGTTCTTCTTTGGCCTTTTGCCGTGCTTGACGTAGCTCTGCTACTTCTTCCGTAGTACGCATGATGTTCTGTGGTACGCCTCGGCCTGTGCCTGTAACGACTGCTACTGCATCAAAATCAACGTTGTCTAAAATGGTTGGCTCTACTGCTGCCATCTGTCCGACACTGGCAATGAATTGCTCTGTTGCGATCACTTCCTCTAGACGCTGTGAACGCGCCAAAGGTGATACAAACTTGAATGACAAGTTGCGTCCTAAAAGTTCTTGTGGCGGCTGTCCTAACGCACCAGCACGCAAAGCCAGACCAAAGCAACGATCTAGAATTGAAATTAAATATTCAGTCTGTAAGCGGCCGTACATTGGCCCTAACATCTGACGAATTAGCTCAACGCGAGTGTGAATCTCTGTGGCTGTCATCTGCTGTGTACCAACTGGCGGCAACTGATCGGCCATAAGCTTTTTGCGAATGCCGCCTTGAAGGTTGGTTAGCAGATATTCAGAGATTTGAAAGTTAGTGCCATCATCAAGACGCTTCATAGAATCGACACTATTTGCAATGATGACCTTGCGTGGTCCGATACGGACTGTATGCGGGTTTAATACGCCGTCATCTTCTGCAATCCACATACCGCCAATTTGTAGATCTGCTGCACGAACTGTATTTTTCATAAGCTCGTTAGCCATCTTCGCGTCAGGCAATGCGATAGTCATTTGACCGTTGCCATAGTTGGAATTTGGCAAACGGCGCAAACGTGGAATAGCACATGGGAACTCATGAAAACCCGACTCTTTCATGATCACGGCGTTATCTACATCGATGTGATATGAAGCAAACGGCATGGCTTTGTTGAGCTGCCCCGCCCCCACCTGTTTACGTGGTTCAATTACATGTAAAAGCTTATAGCGTGTATCTGGCGCTGTACGTGCCATCTGTACGACTTGGAAATGACAATTCTCTTCACCATAGGTATTGATCATCGTCTCGGCTGTCATCGTATGTTCGCGGTAAATCGTATCGATCTGACCATCTGCACGTGTTGAAGCAATGAAGCAGTTACCCGGATGCCATGATTCAAATACATAACCGCCGCCAGCTTCACGATCAATGTCGATGAAGAGAACACCCCAGCCTGCTGTAACTACGTCTGTGATGGTTTCAAAGCTTTCACTGTCAAAGTTTGCCGCATGAATATTGCGCCAAATGAATTGACACACATCTTCAAGCCAGCGTTCACCCTCTGTTAGCTCTGCAAGATCATCGATACCATCGGGTTGTGCTTTGAACCAAATAGCATTAGCTGGTGTTACACCGTTCATGATCATTGACGTTAGAACTTGTACAGAATCTGCCGCCGTAGAGTCGTAAAGGTCTGCTCGATCATTCTCGCGCTGACCCTTGTTATCTGTTGTAGAGCTAAAGTTTTGCTGACGTTCAGGCGCACCAAACTTGTAGCAATCAGACCAATGTGATTCATGAATAGAGCGCTCAAGTCGTAATTGACCCAAGCGACGACAAAACTTTTGAGCGCCTTTATCCATTAGCCACCGCCTAACTTAGACTTGTTTGTTGTGTTGCTTGCTATGGTGTTAATTGCCGAACCTAAAGCACTGTTGTTATTGATCAGGCGACGCTGTGCTTTTTTGGCATTGGTTTCAGTCACAGCCTTTTGAGCTGCCGCCGCTGCGTCTGCCTCAGGATCCTGTCTAACTACTTTTCCACCGCACATAGTTATGCCCCTCGCGTCCAGCCTTTAGGGCTTAGATAAGGTGTGCCAGCTTTCGCTGTTTCTGCTTTTGCCATGTCACTAGTGTTTACTGGTGTAGTACGGCGCAATTGACCTTCAAGAGATTTGTTTTTGTTTTCAGCTGCTTCAAGTTTTAGACGCAACTCTTCAATCAATGCCGCCTGATCAACCGTTGTCTCTGTTTCTGACCCAGTGTCACTAGTTTGTGCTTGGTCTGCTGGCTGCTGCTCAGTAGTTTCTGATTCGGTTGTTTTAACTTCTTCGTCAACCGTTGTCTCTGGTGCTGCACCAGGTGTTTTAACTTGTCGAGTACTAGCCATAAAAAAAAGCCCCATTCGTTGTGAATAGGGCTAGTGTTGAGTGATGTGTGTTTAGGTTTGCTGTGTGATTATTTAAGATTTACCAACCAAAACCACCAATAGCAGCCGCAGTAAGAAAACATATCGCCTCTGTTCCGATCCTGTGCTTTATCTTTATTTTTTCTATTTCTTCCCTTTGCCTCATCTCCTCTTCTTTCAACTTATTAATTCGTTCTTGGAAGTATTCATCGGCAGTGAGATATTCACCCTCCACCGATTCAACTACTACCACCTCGTTTTGAGCCTCTTTGAATGTGGTCATTCTTCACCTGCCTCAAGAACATCAGTTCTTTCACGTGCTAGATATAGGTCAACTTCTTCAAGCAAGGTTTCATAACGTCTTTTCGCCTCACTACCCAATACAGAAGCTTCCTTCTGAATTTCCCATGCTTTGTCGTAGTCCTTTTTAGTGTGCACTGGCTCATCAGGGTCCTGTACAAAACAATCTCGAAAGTCTTCAAAGCGATTGATAGATTCTCTATGAACTTGAATCCAATGAATAAACATCATTCCGATTTTGGCTAATTCTTCGCTATTCACTGTCCTTCCCCCTTGAGCGCTTGCTCTAAATCACCAAGAGTTATGTCTCTTCCCTGTTTTTGATTGATTTCATACGCTAGCTTTTCTAAGAACTCGCTGTTGTCTTTTGTTTCATAAGCAAGCTCAGCTGCTTTTCTAGATGCATAAACACCGGCTATCCAACCTTCCATGCCTAATACATAGAATCTACCTTCAGCTTCTAAAACAGGAGCGCCTCGAACCTCTAAAGCCTCTTTCAATTCACTTGCACATTGAAGTGCAAAATGCGCATGTTCTGTAGACTCAGCCCACTTCCAGATCAATTTTTCCGCTGCCTCCTGTTTTCGTCTTAGACTTTCCACCCGCTTTTGCAGCTCTCCATTCAGCTTTGCAGTTGCCATTTCATCTAAGGCATATTGAGTTGCACGGTTATCTAAATCAGTGACTTGCTTTTGCAGCCCCTCCACTTTCGCTTGCTGGTGCTGCCATACCTGATCAGCCAAACCTTTTGCACCTTCATAGCGATGAATATCTGCATCATCAATCCAGAAGTCGTAGGCATCTTTAAATACTTCTTCAAATGACTGTGGTTTATCCATCTCAAACATCCTTTGATTTACACAGCGGGCTGATGTGGTTTTCTATGGGGAAGTCGTCGCCTAGATCGTTTCGCTCAACTCGATCGCCATTGCATTCTGGACATACAAATGACTCAAGCATGTTTCCAACTTCGCCATGTCCATTACAGCATTTGCATGGGTTATCAATGCAGCAACCAACTCTGCTTTCAGCTAAGGTCGCATGTCGCCATTGTTCCATTTGCGATTTATGCACTTGCCCATCATTGCAGTAGAAATAGTTCTTACCTTCTGAAAGGATCTGCAGAACTGGCATGAAAGTCTTGTCATATTTTTGATCAATTACGATGTAATCCCCGACTTTAAACTCACTCATGGCTGGCTCCTTTAAACATCGACCACACAAACGCTAGATACCCAATCAAACAAACAACACCGATAAACGTTGTCTTAAATCCCGCATAAAGAATTGCACTGGCGATAAGAAGTACTGCAACTTCCTGTTGATATTTACTCATCCCCGCCTCCGTATATTGATTCGTGGATCTGAGCTAATTCCTTGATTTTTTCACTTGAATAATAGACACCATCTCGTGTGATCCCACTTAGTGAAAATGGTGAATTAGCCATATCAAGCAATCCATTTAAGGCATCAATGCCACCAAGCATTTCGGCCAAATCCAAAGACTCCACCAGACGCTTGAGGTCGGGAATATCCACATATGGAGGCAGTTCTAGGTCCTGTATCGTGAAGTCATCAACCGCTTTCCACTCGCTGCCATTCCAAAAGTCAGTTGAACGTAAATAAACTTCAAAAGGGATGTCGTAGTGAGTTGTACCTTCAGGCGCCCCCTCAACAACCTCTCTCGCCTTCTCCACCCCAAACTCACGAATAAACTGTTCTGGTTTCATTTCTTAATTTCCTCATCCAACTGATCAATCACGCCGTCTAACTCGTCTAAAAAGTCTTGCTGACCGATCTTGTATTTGTATGTTTGCCACTCACCTTCACGTGGATAGCGCTGCAATCCTGTTTCTGTCCGCCAAAGCTCAATGAAAGCGTCACCGTTGTCATAATTTGGAATTCCACCGCGTGACCACTCACTCACAGTAGAAGCGCCAGAGATCGGCAAAACATGTGCAATCGTTTCGTGTGTCCAGCCTAAATTTCCTAGGTCTAAAATCATTCTATTGAAGTCTGGGCGTTTGTAAGCACGGCGTTTTAATAGGAATTCTTTAGTTTTCTTTTTCATCTCACGGTTAATGAAACGCGCGCGCGCGCGAGGGCTATTCGTTTCTGCTATCAAATCACCTAGACTGCTCATATGATTTCCCTCAAATTTCCCACACTTTAATTTCGATCAAACCGCCTTTGACCATCTCGCCACGCTTAACATGCAGCACATCAAACTGCTCATCGTCTAGGCAAAATTGGCACTTCACTAAACTGTCGATTGTTGCTTTCAAGTAGTTATCGATATCCCTTGTTTTACGGTCTGGAAAATAGAAAGTGACTTCTAGTTTTAAACGCATATCAGTCATGAGCATTGGAACAATGGTTCTAACGTAGTTGTGAAACTCCATTGCTTTTTGACTTAATGCTCGTTTCTTCCCTTTAGCGATCCAGTAGTGATTAACACTCGGTGGAATCATCCAAATTTCTGCATTTAAAATTTCGTTTTCTTCACCTGTCGTATTTTGCTTTGTTTTGAGTTTTAAGCGCGTTTGCAATCTTTGACGTACCTTTGCATCATTTTCCGCTTTTTGGTTCGCCTTGGAAGAAATAGCGCGGTTTCTGTGGGCTTTTAGGTGCGCTTCTAACTGCTGCTCGCTCCATCTCATGCTTTTACTCCTATTTCACGTTTATTATTTAGAAATGCTTTGTTCACACTTCCCACATACGGACACCATCCAAAACCGTCACGCCAAAAGAACCAAAGATTTCCATGGTTAAACCAATAGGTGCCGTCTGTTTCGATGTGAGTACTTCCCTTAGGTGCGTTCATGGTCTTAGGCCCTCATAGGTTTATGAGCTCGTTTAAGCTGAGCCATTAATTCTTGAGGACATGCAACACCCTTACGATTGCGCTCTGAATAGCTCAATTCCTTGGTTTGTTCCCGTTTAGGTGGTTGCCACATGGTTTGTTTTTTATTGGCCTGTAACTCGTCTTTGACGTAGTCGTTGTAGATATCAACAAAGGCCCTATGTGCTGCCTTCTGGCCTTCTACCAAAAGGATTTGCTTCACTTCATCCAGTGATTTTTTTGCAATAGTTGAGATTTCAGATTTCAAGTCATCGGCAAAAATCAAAGCTTTTGCCCAAGCTTTTTCCGCCGTCCAAAATTCATGATCTGCAACACACCAGCTTCTAAACTCTGGTAGTGATGGGCACCATTTTTCAGAGTTCATACGGATAATTCCGTTTTTAAACTGCTCCGCTGTAAGTCCGTTTAAAACCGTGCAAGTCATGAGTTGAAGCTCTTGCGGTTCAAATTCACCGTATTTGTTTTCAAACAGTGTTCCATACAGGCTTTGCATACGACCCAACAACTGATCTGCAATACGCGGATCGAAATCGATAACGAAAGCATCTTGGAATTTCTGGATTTCATTCATAAGAATTACCCCCTACAACGCCTTGGCCGTAACGGTGACGTGGTTTTTTAGCTGGTTGTGAATTACCTGCAGGTTGAGTTTTTTTAGATTCAGACTTTTGAACTTCTGCGGCTGTAGGAACTTTTTGCATCCACTTCAACCATGTGTTCATCCAGCCTTGAGGTGTTTGCTGCGATTTATCCAAGGACCATTGAGCAAGTTTTTTCAGCTCAGCAAAAATTTGTTCCGCGCTGTGATCAGGGAAACTGGTTTTTGCTTGGTTTTGAAAATCGAGTTGTGCTGGATATTTTCGAGTGAGTTCCAGAAGTGAAACATGCACTCGGTCATTGCTGTGGTACTGAACAAAATTGAGTGGACGATTTTGAGGTTGTGTTGGCGCAACTTCGCGCGCTCTCTCCTCTTCTTTTCTTTTTTCTTTATTACTTTCTTTTGTAGTGTCCCGTTTGATGGTACTGGTCCCGTCCTGCTCATTGGGACTAGTGTTGTCCCGTTTGACGGTACTAGTCCCGTTTGACGGTACTGGTCCCGTTTGACGGTACTGGTTAGGAGTAAAAAAGAAGATATTCCAACACCCTTTTTTTCTGTCAACTTTAATAATTTTGCTGTCTTCTAACTCCTTAATAACTGAAATAACAGTGTCACGTTTTTTTATTCCGCAACTAGTCTGAAATTGAGTTATAGAGATGTTATTAGACTCTCTATCAAAACCAATTGTTTGACGAATAATGAGCATTAGACACTTAAACGCCTTATCGCTTATTTGAGCCATAACTAGGTCGTCAATAAGCATGTTGGGTAAGCGTGTATACCCTTTCTCTATCTTCGACATAGTTACATGCTCATGCTTTGGAAACTGAATAACTTCACCTTGTGGTGAGTCATGCTTGTGTGCTAAATTCATATTTCGATCCTATTTCATTGCTTTGCATTGGAATGGCAGATAAGGCTCAACTGGTCGCACAGTTGGGCTTTTTTTGCGCCTGTGTTTTTTGGAGTTACATCGCGGATAGGCGGCGAAGGCATCAACTCAAAATCGTTTGTATTTCTTGTATCTGCGGTATCTATGGTCAGATCAAATTCAGCCTGTAGACTTTTAAGCATCTCCTCTACTTCTTGGATTATGTCGATGCCAGCCAAACGCATTAGCTCAGATAAGCCGTTCAATTTTCTTGACCGTGCGATACGCTCTAATTTGATCTTTTCTTCATCCGTACACTTAAACGTGATGCTCGCCGTGAGTTTCTCGATCATGGGAACACCTATGCAGCTGTACGCGATTTTTTACGCTTTAAAGGCTTCAATTCCGAAGCTATGTCGCGGATTTGGTATTCCCGGAGTGGTGGGATTTTTTCCTCATCCCATTGACTAATAGCGTTATGAGTAATTCCTAGTTTGTCTGCCAATTGAGTGACAGTGCAGTTAAGCAGGGCCAAAGCCTCAGACTTAGTCATCTAACTTACCTATAAAGTAATTTAACTTACCTAATTTAACTACATAAAACTTACCAAGTCAATTGGTAAGATAACTTACGTTCTGCTGGTGGAATTAAAATGGAAACCCTTGGTATTCGCTTGAAAAATCTGCGTAAACAGAAAAAACTTACTCAACAAGCATTAGCTGACCTTGTTGGCGTATCTAAAACATCTGTTATTTACTGGGAAAAAGATGAGAATGTACCTAAGCATGATAGCCTGACAGCATTAGCTAAGGTCCTTGGTAGCTCTACTGAATACCTTTTAAAAGGTAAAGAGCCTAAAAATCTTACTAATTTTAATATTCAAGACTTTATTAATAAGCATGGACTAACAACTAAAGAAGAAGCTTCGTTTGATGCTGACAGTATTATTGAACCAGATGTTGTCGAATTTGATGAGGTTAACGGTTATATATGGATTGATGTTGTGGAAGCTAATTTTTCGTGTGGTACTGGGGAATCTATTGAATTCCATTTTGATGTAATTAATGAAAAGTATCCGTTCCCTCCTTCATTTTTTCAGAGAAAGATGGTTGACCCTAAGTGCCTAAGGCTGATTAAAGCTAAAGGCGATAGTATGGCTGATTATATTCATGACCAGGATCTAGTAGGAATTGATCTATCTCAAACTGAAATTATTGATGGTGAGATATACGCGGTTTATTTTGCTGGTGAGGGAATGATTAAACAAATCTTTAAAGAAGCTGACGGCTCTTTGGTCTTACACAGCTTTAATGAAAAGTATCGAGATAGAATAATTACCGAACATAATGGATTAAATTTTAAAGTTATGGGTCGTCAGGTTTGGCGGGCTGGATAAAAGTAACTTTTCGAATAACCCGCCTAGTGCGGGTTTTCTTTTGCCCCTAAAAAAATAGTAAGTTTTATGGAAATAAAAAGTAATTTTAATTACCAAAATACTTGACCACTTTGGTAAGTTACCTTACTATAAATTTACCAGATATGAAAAAGCCCCGAACAATCTTGGCGGATGCGGGGCCACTCGATTAGGAGCAATCGAATTATGAAACAAAGAACTATACAGAGTCAAACGACTACCCCTTGCAACACCGAACCTAAGCCTAGTGATTACGCGTTTAACTGGCGTGACCATGTTTGGGCGCACCTTGTAGACACATTAAAGCTATTCGCTTTCTTGGGTTTTGGTCTAGTTGTTTGGATCTTCTTTTCTTTCTTTTTATCAAGTTTATTCGGTGGTTAATCATGGCTAAATCTAAAAAAAGTATTGCGCTTGTTTTAAGAACTTGCAAATCAGACCTTACTAGCCGTAATGGTTTTCAATGGGCAGATGTTGGCGGCACTACAACTGCACCAGACTGGGTTAATAACAAAGACTGTGGCAATGGTTTGCACGGCTGGTTGTTTGGTGCTGGTGACCACTCTTGTTCAAACTATCTTGATGCTGAAAGCAAATGGATGGTACTTGAAGTTGAATTAAAAACTATCGTAATGCTTGGTGAAAAGTGCAAATTCCCTTCTGCTAAAACTGTTTTTGTAGGTGATAAAAAGTCAGCAACTGACTATTTAATTGCTAATGAACCACGTGCGAAAAACGTAGCTGTAATAGGTGCAAGTTTAGAAGTTGGTGACAACGGAGCCGTGTTGGTCGGGAATTTAGGCACTGCAACTGCTGGCAACTGGGGCACTGCAACTGCTGGCGAATCTGGCACTGCAACTGCTGGCGAATCTGGCACTGCAACTGCTGGCTATAAAGGCACTGCAACTGCTGGCAACTGGGGCACTGCAACTGCTGGCTATAAAGGCACTGCAACTGCTGGCTATAAAGGCACTGCAACTGCTGGCAACTGGGGCACTGCAACTGCTGGCAACTGGGGCACTGCAACTGCTGGCGAATCTGGCACTGCAACTGCTGGCAACTGGGGCACTGCAACTGCTGGCTATAAAGGCACTGCAACTGCTGGCTATAAAGGCACTGCAACTGCTGGCTATAAAGGCGAAATCCGCATCCAATATTGGGATTCAAAAGCAGAACGCTATCGCACTGAAATCGGCTACATCGGCGAAGATGGCCTAAAAGCTAATACAGCTTATAAATTAGATGACAACCACAAGTTTGTAGAAGTTGAGGGCGAATAATATGAACTCAATAATCGAACTCCCGACAACGTCACTCATTGAGCACATGAGCAATGAAGAGTACCACGCTTCACCTGAATTTAGCTCAAGCCAGCTTAAAGACATTTTGCGTTCAAGTGCTCACTTCTATTCAAACAATATTTTGAAAGAAAACGAGCGTGAATCTAAGAAGCATTTCGACTTTGGAACATTGGCACACACGCTATTTTTAGAGCCTGAACAGTTTGAAAATGAATTTGTTATAGGCCCTAAATTTGACCGCCGTACAAAAGAAGGTAAAGCCGAGGCAGCAGCTTGGGAAGCAGCCAATCAAGGCAAGATCATTATTGATCAAGAGATGCTAGACGGCGCTAAACGTATTGCAGAAAACCTTCGTTCACTTAGTTCGTACGAAATTATGCAAAACAATCCTGGTATGGCAGAGGCAAGTATTTTCTTTACCGATCCAATTTACGGCCTAAACCTTCGTGTACGTCCTGACTATCACATTATCCCGTGTGATGAGTTTCCGAACGGTTTAATCATGGATGTAAAAACATCTACTGATGCACGTCAGTTCAAGTTTTCTAAGTCATGCGCTGACTTTGGTTATGACATTTCTGCAGCTATGTACCGTGAAGGATTCCAGCAGTACTACAAAACAGAAGAAATGCCTGAGTTTTTCTTTCTGGTTGCTGAAAGCACTGCCCCTTTCAACGTCAAGCAATACCGCGCTTCTAGCCTGTTTTTAAGCATTGGCGAACAACGCTACAGCAAAGCCAAAGAGCTACTTGCAGAGTCATTAATCATCAACGAGTGGAAAGGTTATCCAACCGATCTTGAAGATATTACTTTGCCGCAATACATGCTCAAACAAGCAATCGACAACGAATTTAATTAATTAGAAATAGGAATTTATCATGAATACAGTAGCTAACATTCAGCCTCAACAATCAATCGGCCTTCTTAACCTTGAAGCTTTTGAATTATCGCAACGCATTGCAAAAATGTTGTCGGCATCTACTTTAGTTCCGGAACAATACCGCCAAACAATTAAAGTTAAAACTGGTAAAGACCAGTACGGCAATATGACTTACCGTGAAGAGCCAAACCCTAACGGCCTTGCGAACTGTGTAATCGCGCTAAATATGGCATCTCGCCTAAATGCAGATCCATTAATGGTGATGCAAAACCTTTACTTAATTGAAGGTCGCCCAAGCTGGTCTAGTCAATTCATTATGGCGGCAATTAATAGCTGTGGCCGCTTCTCTGCCCTTCGCTTTGAACTTGAAGATTTAGGCGAAAAAGAAGTTGAGTACACAGAAACAGTTTGGGAAAACCGCAGCAAAAAGAATGTTGTTAAGAAAATTACTATTCGTGATTTGTCTTGCGTAGCTTTTGCGGTTGAGCGTGAGACTGGTGAACGTATTGAATCATCAAAAATCACTATGGAAATGGCTGTAAAAGAAGGCTGGTACGGCAAAAACGGTAGTAAATGGCAAACCATGCCTGAACAAATGCTCCGCTATCGTGCTGCTTCATTCTTCGGCCGTGTTTATGCACCTGAGCTACTTATGGGCCTTCGCTCATCTGAGGAAGAACAAGAGCGCATCATTGATGTAACGCCCGAAAATGTTGTTGTAAGTGCTTCAAATTTTGCTGAGCTCAAGCGCGATATTTTGAAAGCTAAAACAGCAGATGAAATGGCGGAAATTGAAAGCCAGATTTATGAAGTGATGGACGATAAAGAGCGCAACGAATTAATTAAGCTCTGGAAGTCTAAAAGTGAAAAATCAGTTGCGGAAGAAACTGTAAAAAAGACTGACCAAGCCCCTCTTGAGCCTGACCCAGTAGTTGCAGTGCAAGAAGAAGTTCAAGCTCCTGATACTTCAAAATCTCTCGATATCCGTAAGAAGTACTTACTAAAGCTGAACAATGCCAAAACTGAAAAAGAATTGGCCGAAATTAGTCGTGAGATCGAGCAAGAAAAAGGTCTGACTGATACACACCGTCATTACTTGATTGAAGTTGAACAACAACGTTTAGCTGAATTAGCCAAGAAAGAACAATCTAATGAAACGCCTAAAGTCGAGCCAATTAAAAGCAACGGCGTTAAAAACGGTCTAATCCACCAGATCAATGAAGCTCAAAACGTAGCTGATTTAGAGCTTGTGGCTAAAAACATCACGGCTAATAAGCCAAAAATGACTCCTGAACACCACCAAGAAACATTGACTATCTATGCACAACGCAAAGAAGTGCTCACACAAGAAGACATGTTTGCAGGCGTTCAAGATGTGGCTTTTGTAGATGCAGTGATTCAACGCATCCAGAACGCCAAGAACCAAGAAGAAATCAACGCTGAATATGCAGATCCAGCAATTGACGAGCTATCAGACGAAGACCGTCAACGCATTGATGCAGCAGCTTCACAACGTGAAAGCCAATTATTCGGTTAATTAGTTTTGTGACAAGGATGTCGCTTTTTGGAGATAGCC